CATTGGCTATGTTGCATTGATTGTCTACAGTGGCGCATACAAACTTTTGTACCCANGCCATATCAAATACAAAGTCCTGATTTGTTGTATTCAGTCCCTGCTTTTGACACTCTATAACTAGTGCTTTCATAACTTTTTCCGATATTTCCTCTGATTTTCTCATTCTAGGGAAATCAATTACTTTATCCATTTCTTCTCCTGTGGAATGTCCACCCTCTCTTACGAAGGTAATTAACTTGTGATGTTATTGCTCCTGTGGAACGAGCCATCTTAGTAGAAAGTTCGTCAATTGACATTGTATTATACAGGTCTTTTAACTTTTGTTTCTCTTTGGTTGTCCAAGTNCCTTTTCTAAATAACATGATGATATTATATCAAAATTTTAAGCAACTGTCAAGAACTATTTTTAGGAACCATAAAATAGTACTTGACTTATGGTTACAGATTCGGTATAATATGTACAGGAGAAAAAATTATGGAAAGTACAGAAATAATGTTTCTAGTAGTGCTACTAGGAAGTATACACACTAGCTATCTTTACGGAAAGCGAGTAGGGATTGAAAACACCATTGACCTTTTAGAGGCCGAGGGTATTTTAGAGTTTGATGAGTAAGTAGTAGGACGAAGCTAACAAAAAATAATTCTTGACTTCTGGTTTCACTTTTGATATAATATGTATGAAGTAGGCAGAATAGGTCTGCTTACGTTTTATGGTCGATACCGAAAGGGTCGGCATAGTATTAACGAAAGTGATATTAGGAGAATTAAAAATGACGATTGATATTAGTAAATTTTGGCTTGGGATGAACAATGAGTGGTTGTTACACAACACTGATACATCATATCCAAGATATAACATAGTCGAAAACGCTGAGAATGGCAACTATCGAATAGAGGTAGCAATTCCTGGCTGGAGCAAGAAAGAACTGGAGTTAGTTCAAGAAGAAAACGAACTACTCATCAAGGGGAAAAAAGAAAGAAAACTTGGTGCTACTGAAAGATTTGTACACCAAGGACTCAGTCTTAAATCTTTCGAGAGAAAGTTTATTTTAAATGCAGATTTAAAAGTAGACAGTGTCGAATTAATCGACGGCTTACTAACAATCGCTTTGTCTAGGACTCCGAACTCATCGAGGAAAGTATTAGATATTAACTAATACTCTCTAACAGGAGACAAAAAATGAGATTAGTTCTCAAATTAAGACAAAGCATAATGAAAGGTGATAAGGTAGCATTTGGTAGAATGGCAGAAAGTGCCACTCTTATCGGAATAATGTTAGCATGTACATATGCAATTATACCCATCATCTAAGTATGCTATCAAGCTGAAGGAGTTATTATGGTAATAGTAAGTTCAGAAGCTTTGGATGTAATAAAAATGCGTATCGCCTCGCACAAAGTGTGGGGCGTTCGTATCTTAACTAAACCTGCTGGTTGTAATGGCTGGAAATGGGATTTAGATTATGAAGACAATCCGAGCTTTGAAGGGGATTCAATTTACTATGATTGCATAGCAGTTGACCCACAGACTTTATCAATGGTCGAAAAAATAGAAATAGATATGGAAACTGAAGGATTACAAGAACAATTTGTATTTAGTACTCCATTATCAACAGCTCAATGCGGGTGTGGAGAGAGTTTTGCTCTTTAAGTGCCTTCTAAACAAGAGGAAATATATGAAAATATCAGTAGAGGGTTTAGCCCTTATCAAAAAATTTGAAGGCTTAGAACTTAATGCCTACCAATGTGCAGCAGGAGTTTGGACAATTGGATATGGTCACACTAAGGGAGTCTTTGAAGGACAAACAATACAAAAGGCAGAAGCAGACGAAATGCTCGTAGAAGAAATGGACGAATACGAGAAAGCTGTGAATGATGCCGTCACAATTTCAATAGACCAGTGCATGTTCGATGCACTAGTATCATGGACATACAATCTCGGTCCAAGTAATCTAAACGCAAGTACAATGTTAAAAGTTCTCAATTCAGGGGATTATGATGGCGTGCCTGAGCAAATCAAAAGATGGAACAAAGCTGGTGGCAAAGTTCTCGAAGGACTTATTCGCAGAAGGGAAGCAGAAGCATTATTGTTCCAAGGCAAGAAATGGGATGAAGTTTAGATTCTCACAAGAATTATTATTAAAAGCGGCTGCTCATGCCGAAGAAAGAGGGATGACCCTTGATGAGTATATAAAAGAAGCAGCAGAACTTGCTCAAGAACAACAAAAAAATGGACAAACTCAAGAAGATGTTAATAAAAATATGGACTAAACTAAAAGCCTTTTGGTTTTGGTTAAAAAGTCTATTCATAACCTATTATAGTTTAAAAGTTAGCTATAATGCTACTTGGGGAGATGCAGACGATCAAGAGTTTATAGTCAAGAAGTTCATTAAAAAGCAACCTAAGTTCATATCCTTTATAACAGAAGAAGGAGAATTAGTAGAGATTAGTGGTGCAGATGGCTTAAATTACAGGATACAACAATTATGAACCAACTTTACATAGGTGTTATATTAGTACTAGGATTCGGTAGTTATACACTCTACCAACAGAACCAAGTATTAACAGCAAATAACGCAGCACTGGAAGGTGCGGTTGCTACACAAGAAGCAGCAATTAAGAATATGCAGAACGATTTTGCTCTGCAAACAAAACAGCTTGGAGACTTACAGAAGAAGTCACAAGCAACACAGTTAGAGATGAATAGATACTTAGACATCTTTAAACGACACAATTTAACAAAACTAGCAGCAGCAAAACCTGGTTTGCTAGAACCAAGAATAAATAAAGGAACGAAAGATGTATTTGATTCAATCGAAGAAGTTAGCCGCACCATTGATAGCCTTGATGATGGCGTCGAGTTGCAGTCTACTCCCAACTAAGCAGATAGAAGTAACAGCAAAACCAATGGACAGACTGATTACTCAGCCTGTACTACCACGTGAGATAGACCTCAAAGACCCTATGTGGTATGTAGTAAGTGATAAAAACATTGAGGAGTTTCACGAAAGATTAACAAAAGAGCATGGACAGATAGTATTTGTAGCTATGTCTATACCAGACTATGAACTAATGTCATACAACATGCAAGAACTAAAACGATATATTATAGAACTCAAGGAAGTCGTAGTATATTATGAAAAAGTAACAGACCCCGAAGCATTGAACAATGTGGAATAAAGTTATACAATATTTAAGAGACTGGCACTACTATAGAGTAATGAATAAAGGTGCTAAGTTTTTCGATAAAAACCCAGTAGTTCAAGGACGATTTGAAGAAGTCGAAGACTGGTTAGAACACATGGAAGATAGGATAGCGAACATAGAAGAACATACAGGAGTATGAATGATTTTATATGGATGCTNAAACCTATAACAGATAGAGGTTGGATAATTAGAGAGGAAGCAATCCTCATAGACGCAAAAAGAGCAGGGGTCAAAAATGTTTACAGAGCTAAGAGAGCTATTACAGAAAGACGTAGTAGATATAACTTTTATATCAGACAATTCACATAAAGAGTACACAATACCATGTACCCTTATGGAGTCACTCACAAGTAGTAGAGTGAACCAACAAATCAATGACACCATAGTGTGTTATCGACTAGATGAGAAAAAATGGGAGGACATTAGGTTGAATTCTATAGTATCTTATCGAGGAAGTCCCTAATCGAAGGGCAAGGCTCTTTACAGAGCGGAGAATATTATGTTAATGGATTTAATAGGTACAGTTACTTTAATAGTAACAATTGCTAGTTTAATCGCGGCGTCAACACCGACACCAAAGGATGATGTATGGATGGGCAAATTCTATAAATTTATAGATATGTTAGCATTGAACATCGGAAAAGCGAAGGAAAAAGGCAATGTCTGATGAGAGATTCAGTGGCGATATGTCACGAAACGAAGTAGAACTAGACCTTAATAAATTTATGGCAATGGTCACTGAAATTGGTGAACTAAAAGCTAAAATTATGGACTTGGAAAATGACAAAGAGCCAGAAAACCCTTACCAGAGATGGATATGGTTATCTAGTATGATAGACGCTTGGAGAATTTTCCCTAGAATGTTTCTTACTGTATACATAGTATTACTTTATAAGTGTACTATATGGTTTATGGAACTTCCAACACCAACTTTTGAGCAATCAGGTTTAATATCTGTTGTAGTCGGAGCGGGTGCTGCATGGTTTGGACTCTACGCCGGAACGGCAAAAGACAAGATAAATTCTAAGTAGCAAAAAATAGTTCTTGACATCTGTTCATAATTTTAGTATAATATACATATGAAAAATACAGAACACCAAGAACACAAAAAAGTAAATATGTGGAACTCAGAAACCAAAACTTTTGAGGTCTACCATTACGGAGAGTGCAAACACTGTGGGTCTAAACTTCACAAAGATAGTGGAGAATGTCCTCAGTATAAGTGTTGGATTGCGTAATGAATTTATTTTACTTAGATGAAGATTTAGATAAGGCAGCCCAGTATCATGTTGATAAGCATATTGTCAAGATGCCACTAGAGGCTGCTCAAATCTTATGCACTACTATATGGATAGATGAATTACTAGGGTTCGTTCCTCGAGCTCTTAACGCAGATGAGAGAGAAGTGATGAATAAAGCTAAAGCTGAAATCAAGCATTTACCTCTTGAGGAACGTCCCTACCCCTACCTACCAATGATGTACAATCACCCCTGCACTATCTGGGCAAGGGAATCATTGGATAACCATGAATGGGTTCATTGTTATGCTAACGCATTGAATGATGAATACCATTACCGTTATGGAAAATTACACAAATCAGTAGAACAAGTAGTAAATAAACTACCTGACCCGAAAAATTTACCTCGTGTTGGGTTTACCAAATTCGGCATAGCTATGCCTGAAGAACTACGAGACTATGATAATCCTATACAAAGTTATAGAGACTATTATCATTTAGATAAAGCAACATTTGCAGTATGGTCGCATCGTGATAAGCCTGACTGGTGGAACGAAGATTATGCTGATTACGAAAAAAGGATAACGAGATGATAGAGATTTATGGAAAAGATAACTGCCCTTATTGCGATATGGCAAAAGGTTTAGCAGAAAGAAAAGGCTTTGAAGTAGTATATAAACAACTAGATGTNGACTATGGTTTCTCAGAAATGAGAGATAAATTTCCTGGNGCTAGAACCTTTCCTCAAATAATTAAAGATGGNGAATATATAGGTGGCTATGCCGCACTGGAGGAGTTAATTGGTTGATTATAAATTTAACGAAGACATAGTACTAGCAAACGTAAGAGAGTATATAGACAAAACTTATAAACAACACTATGGTACTAGCAAGATTCAAACAACAGAATTTGTATTTGATGCAGGGCATGGCGAAGGATTCTGTATAGGTAATATAATTAAATACGCACAGCGCTATGGTAAGAAGTATGGAAACAATCCTGACGACTTACTAAAAATAATACACTATACAATTTTCTTACTAGGAGAACACGAAGAAAAAGATGGAACATTTACTAACAGATATGACAACGGTAACAAGTCTTGAACAAGTAGTAGTAATATTCTTACTATTACTTCTTAAGCATACAGTTGCTGACTATCTTCTACAGAAGCCTTGGAAAGATAAGGGAACATATGGCGCGCGTGGCGGTTTAGTCCATGCAGGTCATCACATAGTTGGAACATTTCTTGTATTAATATTCTTTTGCGATTGGTTTACAACGCTATATTTAGCATTTTTAGATGGGTATATACATTACCACATAGATTATGCAAAGAATAATATTAAAAGAATATTTAAACTAAACAACACACATACACTATATTGGGGATTACATGGTTTAGACCAGTATCTCCATATTTTAACTTATATATTAATGATTTACATACTAGGAGTATAAATGGCGATAAAGACCAGAAAGCACGAAAATTTGACAGAAACTAACGTACAGCATGTAATAGAGTTGTTAAACGATGAAAAGCCTATCACTAAGAAAGAGGCGTGCAGCATACTAAATATAAGTTATAACACTACAAGGCTCAATAAAATTATTGAAGACCATTTAGACACTGTAGCTTATAGAGAAAGACGCAAGTCCCAGAATAAAGGGAGAGGCGCAACAGAAATGGAGATTAAACAAGTAGTAAACTTCTACTTGGATGGAGCAAATGTATCTGATATAGCCAAAGGGTTATATAGATCACCTGCTTTCATCAAAGCAATAATTGATAGAGTAGGTATTCCACAGAAACTTGCTCAAACCGATTATGAAGGACGTAGAAACGCAATGCTACCTGAACAATGTGTAGCAGATGAGTTTGAAGTTGGAGAAAAAATATGGGCAGTTCGACAGAACTATCCAGCACTTGTTGAAAAGGAGTTAAGACCTGAGCAAGCTGAAGAAAGAGGATATAGATTATACTTGTGCTACACTATAGAATGTAGTCAAGAAGACCTTAAAGGTAGTTATTTTCCTCACTTAAGTTTTGCAGGTAAGAACTATCCTTTGGCTACCTATGAAATGGGTAAGCTAGAACATCTGCAAAAGTATTTATAAAAGGAGACTAGGATGGAAATATGGCAAATTATTGCCGCGATATA